CATTTTTGTCACACATCAAAATTCGAGAAATGTCAAATAACATTTTCGTGAGTTCACAATGTCGTGAGTTGACACAATTTCGATTGACACGATTCGAATCACTTTAGCGAATCATCAGTTTCACAGTTTTACCGATTCGTCAAATAACATTTTCGTGAGTTCACAATATTGTGATTTGACACACTTTTCGCTTGACACGATTTTGGCGTTCCTGATTCGTTCTCGTTCTCGATTCGTTCGCGTTCACGGTCTGTTCCCAGAGGGGTACCGAGGGAATTGTTCAGGGGGTACCGAGGGAATTGTTCAGGGGGTACCGAGGGAATTGTTCAGGGGGTACCGAGGGAATTATTTGCTTGACATTTTCAGAGAATCAGAGTAGACATACTATCAGCAAACAAGGAGAGACGACAAATGGATTCATATGAGAAGTTCGACCGCTGGCTTGAAAGCAATGAAATGCCGCCGCACCTCGCTTCCGAAATGCAATACTATCTGCATGAGATCGAACGAGATTACACGATGACCTTACGTGAAGGTATCATGGACTGGTACGATAGGGACTCGTTCGAACGAGGATGGCTAAAACAAAAAGATAGGCGGTACATCCGCGAGGGACTTGTGGCTTCAGGAATCGCCGTCCCTATGCAACCAGATCACGAATTTAGCTCCATGACAAAAAAAGAACGCCTTTGGTTTCAAATGGACGGCATCAAAGTTTCAAATGGACGGCATCAAATACGAACATAACTGGTGGGATGACCCCTCAGAGGACTGTGAATGGTGGGACCTGTGATGAATGTGATGGGACTGATTTAGTTCTTGACATTTTCAGCGAATCAGAGTAGACATACTATCAGCAAACAAGGAGAGACGAAATGATCTTATCAAGTAGAGAAGGAAACATGTGGGGCGACGAAGAGCTTTGGTCTGATATGTGCCTAGCCATCGAAGATGACTACGTGATCAACAAGGCAGAACATTACGCAAGGGAAGTGGTGAAGCACTATGGGCTGGGGCGGTCGCTGTTTTACCCCAACGCCATATACCGTCTGGTCAATATGGTTCGCAGCGGAGAATACGGCTCTGTCGCAGATAAGTATTTTTCTGCTGGCTTTACAATATAAGGAAATGCACTCGATTTAGTTCTTGACATTTCCTACGAATCAGAGTATACATGTTCTCAGCAAACAAGGACGGCCAGACGGCCTATAAGGAGATGATGATGTCACCGACAAACAACAGCTTTCAGAATTACGCCCTCGAAGCCCTAAGGAATGCAGGCATCCCCTGCGACACACACGGCAACTGGATGATCCGTCTGGACACAATGACAGAGATCATGTCTTACAACGGTGTTGAAACTGCCGTAGCCAACCGGCCAAAGATCGTAGGGGAAGGTTATGACACAGACAGGTTCATCCCTCACTACTACTGGACATTTGAGGACGGTGTGACTGTTTATGACATCGACGGAGGTAATGGTTACCATAAGCGGTCAGATGCCAATGAGTTCTTCGTAGACGGCAAATCGTACGAAGTCGGTCATGACTTTTATGAGGTTCACTAATAGTCTCTTTTTATGGAGTTAAATTATGACTAAGTATGTATACGTAGTAAACCAGTGTGATATGGAACCTTGGGAAACCTTTTACGACGGACTTCACAAGGTGTTCTCTACAAAGGAGGCTGCTGAGCTATACGTTAAAAACAATTTGGAAAAAGTGTTCCCAGAGGACAGGGAGAGCTGGGACTCAGGGTATAAAATACTACGTGATGTCGAAAAAGTGGTCCTATCATGACCGCCAATCAAGAAAAAATCAGGGAATTGTATCTCGTAACTTATCTCAGGTTGCAGGCGCATAACAACCTGCTGAGGCAACAAGTCGGCTCGCGACTCCTAGATATATCGTGGGGTCGCTTGTATGATGCGTACTGCGCCTATGAAATGTCGTTTTGCGAAATTGAGGAATAAGAGATGCACATCCACATGCTAGAAAACCGGGTCGTCGATCTGGAGAGTCAGGTCAGGGCTTTGGAATACCGCCTGCACGAAGTCGAGAAGGCATTAATGAACCTGATCAACATTTCTGTTGACTATGGGGAATGATCCATGCGATGACTGCACACACTGGCTAGATAAACTTAAGGATACCAAGAATGCTTAAACCTGAAATCGTCGCCGCTGCACTGGAAGCTATCGGTAACAAGTTCTTCACCGTGTCGTTCGTAGCTAACGACGGGGAGCTGCGTACATACAATGGCAGGATCAACGTCAAGAAGGATCTGAAGAACAACGAGCGGTCTGAGATCGTCCGCAAGGCGTTCAAGGACAATGGGGTAGTCCCGATGAAAATTGACGGGGATCGCTTCAAGGCGTTCAAACTTAACCGGGTGCTGTCCCTGAAGTACGACGGCATGGAAGTATCGGCAAGGTGAAGGAAGGAGGACCTGTTATGCAGTCTTTTACACACAAGGAAACCGGAAAGCAGTTTTACTATGCGCGTTTGTCTGGTGAAGAGTCTGTGATGGCTCCTCCCCCGCATGGCGGCAAAGACATGGTCTACTCGCAGTGCATATTCGTAGACGATGGCAAGCACGGACAAGGCTGGCGTTATGGTGTAGTTCTGACGTCAGTAGCCTACGTCATCGTAGACGAGATGGAAGAAGACGGTCGAACGTGGTGGGTCACTGAGCGGTGGCCTATCACTCGAAATGAAGGATAGACAATGGCTGATCCTCTAACGTGTCTGGCAGTCGCTCTCTACTACGAAGCTCGTGGGGAGCCTGCCGAAGGAATTAAGGCGGTAGCTGAGGTGATAATCAACAGGGTAAACGACGACAGGTACCCTGACAGCATCTGTGACGTAGTGTGGGAGCCAAAGCAGTTCTCGTTCACTCATGACGGTCTGTCGGACACCCCGGCATCTAACGACCCCTCGTGGCATATGGTGCAGGTGTCAGCACAAGAGGCCCTTCAGGGGAATTTGGTAGGCATAAGCAGTACGCACTACCACACAAACAATGTGTCGCCCTCTTGGGCAAAGCACTACAGGCTAGACGGTGTGATCGGTAATCACATATTTTACTCCAACGAAACAGCATACAAGTGAGGCCATATGAACTGGATTGTAGAGTTCTACGACGATAACGACTTTTTGTTCTGTCGGAAGCTGTATACAAGCAAACGAGATGCAGAGAAGTATTCTCAAGTAATCTCAAAGAAGATACGCAAAATCACAAGTAAAATTCGGAGAGGTTCATGAATAGATACTCAGCGATCTGCGAGGGCCTAGCGAAGAAATATTGGCCTCGTGATGGGTCTCAGTACGACGATCTGAGGCAGGAGGGTCTTCTGGCAATCTATGAGGAGGTAGACAAACACGCAGAGCTGATCGAGGATGTTAGAGCTATCCAAGTAGCTAACGAGGCTATGTGGGAATACATAAACTTACGGGAGCTGCCGGTATCGATGCCTGACATCTGGGAGGTCAAAGCACTGCTACGGGGTAACACAGAGTGGATCGAGAAGTACTCTCAGTATCGTATATCTACACTCGACTGGATGAGGCTTGTTCTGGAGGCTAAGGATGCTGGTTTCGAGGAAGGTCTGGACGAACTGGAGTCCAAGAACGTAAAGGACTCTGACACAGCTCTGGCTCTAGAGGTAGTGTGGTCTGTTGCATCTCAGGTCCTTTCCCCTAGGGACTACATGATCTTTTGCTATACGTACAAGGACGAGATGTCGTCTGCGGAGATTGCAGATAGGTTAGAGCTTACACGGCAGGCTACCGACAGACTGATAGTGCTGGCTACTGATAGAGTTCGAAAAGGACTTTCTAAAATAAATTTTACCAGAAAATCGACTCTGTAACAATTTGTGAACTGCAAATCGGCAAAAAACATGTCTATATAAGAGTATAGGCTTTTAAGACATACATAAGAATCTTACGCAAGTTTGTGATCATCAAGGTCGTCAAACTCTAAAATACATGAGTAAGAACTTAAGTTTAGGAGACACAATGAGTGAAAGAGGTCATGGGCCGTGTCCCCACGCGGAATGCGAGAGTAGCGACGCCTTCTCTTACAACACAGAGAAGCAGTGTGGTTTTTGCCATTCGTGCAAGAAAGGCTACCCCAGCAGGGGAATGAGGTTGAAACCGTGGGCTAGTAAGGAATACCCACTAGATGATGATATGAGGGTCGTAGAAATGGAAGTCGTCGTAGATAACACCCCGTCAACGGACCTGTCGTTTCGTGAGTATCGTGGCATATTGCCAAAAACTATGGAGTTCTTCCGCGTCAAGACTAACGACGTCAAGCAGGTCTATCCGTATCCAAACGGGACTAGCAAGGTCAGGATCTTGCCGAAAGACTTCTCTCGCAACGCCGGGTTCAAGGCTGACTGCCTGTTTGGGTCTAATCTGTTCCCAGCTAACTGTTCGCAGAAGATCACTGTTTGCGAAGGAGAGCTGGACGCATTGAGCGCATATCAGATGCTGTCAGGGGATGGATACACCAAGGCTGTAGTTGCTCTGCCGTCAGCGTCTGTAGGAGGTAAGTTCTGGGCGAACGTGACAGCGTACCTTGATAGTTTCAAAGAGATCATTCTGTCTACGGACAATGACGATAATGGACGTCGGGTCGCTGAGGTTCTGTTCGACTTGTTCCCATCCAAAGTCAAGGTGGTCGATCATGGTCAGTTTAAGGATGCTAATGACTTCCTGCAAGCTGGTCGTAGGCAGGCATACAAGGACGCTTGGTGGTCAGCTAAGAAGTATAGCCCAGCAGGCTTCACAGCGGGCGCTGAGGACTGGTTGAAGGCCGTACATGAGGAGACCCCCTACGAATACACTCCGACGTTCTCAGAGAGCTTAAACGGCGTCATACGGGGTTGGGTAAAGGGCGGTATCACTGTGGTAAAGGCCCCGCCGGGAACTGGCAAGACTAGCGTGTTCCGGGCATCTCAGTACGATCTGGTCGTCAAGAAAGGTCAGCGCGTAGGTGTCCTGCATATGGAAGAGATGAAGTCAACCACCGCTAGGGGAATGGCGACATATCATCTGGGCAAGAACGTGAATACGACAGAGGATCAGGACTTCTATGGGGTGACTAACGAGGAGCTTGATGTAGCAATCGCTGAGGTCGTAGATGACAACAAGTTTATTGCGTTCGAGGTTAATCCTCAAGATCCTATTGAGGACACGCTCAAGCAGGCTAAGTATGCAGTGACGGTGTATGGTTGTGACTATCTGTTTATCGACCACCTGCAACGGTTGGCCTACCTGTCTGGCGTAGATGGTGCTACAGCTAACCTTACAGAGCTTGGCGTAAGGCTTGTGGAGTTTGCGAAGCGTAGGAATATTGGTATCGTGTGTATCTCTCACGTCAACGACGACGGCAAAACTAAGTATGCTAAGTCAATCGAAGAGGAAGCTATCATGCTGTTGGAGCTGAAGAGAGACATGAAGGCTGAGGGTGATGATAGCAACTACACCTTCGTCGAAGTGACAAAGAACCGGCCATATTCTCAGCTAGGGAAAGCTGGCAGTTTCTATTATGACATGGAGACAACTATGGTGATTGGCACATGATCGAGACCGTGTTTGACATTGAAGCAGACAACCTCTTAGATAAGATCACAAGGGTGCATGTTGTATCATATGTTGATACATCTATGGAGGAGCCAAAGTCCCTGTTCGACTATGACAAGATCGTAGAGTTCTTTGCTCAGGATCGGATCTGGATCGGACACAACATCATAGGGTATGACCTGCCTGCGCTAAAGAAGGTCTTGGGTATACCCCCACCGAAGAAAATTGTCGATACTCTGCCTCTAGCAAGGGCGCTGATGCCAAGCAGGCGACGGTATGGCCTAGAACAGTTTGGAGAGGACTATGGCGTACAGAAGCCAGAAATTACAGACTGGAATAACCTGACGAAGGAGGAATACCAGAACAGGTGTCAGGAAGACGTCAAGATCAACTGGAGGCTATGGACAGACCTCCGTAGGAAATTAGGTGAGTTATATGAAACCTCTGGCTGACGATGCTTGGCGCTACATCAAATACCTTAACTTCAAGGCTCAGTGTATGGCGGATCAGGAGGCCCTACGATGGAAATTAGACGTGTCTTCTGCCAAGGCTTTGCTGGAGAAGCTGGAGAAGATCGAGAAGGATAAGCATGAGGCCCTTATCAAGGCAATGCCAAAGAAGGCTATCCTGAAGACGGTCAACAGGCCCAAGGTTATGTTTAAGGCGGACGGATCTCTGTCGTCACACGGTCTCAAGTTTGAGGAGCTGCGTAAGGATAATGGACAGCCTGAAGACGTCCCGACCTTCAACGTCATAGACAAGTATGAGGATGGCAACCCTAGTTCTACAATTCAGGTCAAAGACTGGCTGATGGACTTGGGCTGGAAGCCTTGCACTTTCGACTATAAGAGGACGCCAGAGGGAGATACAAGGACAGTCCCTCAGGTTCGTCAGGAGGGCGAGCTTACAGATAGCGTGTTGAGGCTGGCTAAACGTGAACCCTCAGTCAAGCTGTTGGCAGGTCTGTCTGTCGTTCAGCACCGCAAGGCTATCGTCAAAGGCATGTTGGACAGCGTCGATCAGGAAGGCTTTGTGTATGCTGGTTCTCATGGGCTGACTAACACGCTAAGGTTCAAGCATGTCAAGCCTCTGGTAAACCTGCCGGGTATCCACAAGGAGTACGGCAAAGAGATCAGGGGACTTCTGGTAGCGCCCGAAGGACATGTGCTTTGTGGGTCTGACATGGACAGTTTAGAGAACAACACGAAGCTGCACTACATGTGGGACCACGACGAAGAGTATGCCAAGGCTCAACAGGTCAAGGGTTTTGATCCTCACTTAGACCTTGCCAAGTTTGCCGGGGCAGTCACACAGGACGAGATCGACAGGTATGTGAAAGGGGAATACGATCTTACAGACCTACGAAAGGCGTACAAAGTAACGAACTACTCCGCAACTTACGGCATCAAACCTTTGGGTCTCTCTCGTCGGGGTGGGTTTAGCGTCAAGAATGCAGAGAACCTTCTGGATGCTTTCTGGAGTAGGAACTGGTCGCTGGAGGCTATCGCTAGGGCTGTCAGGACTAAGAAGACCAGAGACGGTCAAATGTGGTTGTTCAACTCGGTCAGTAAGTTCTGGTACTCTCTGCGACACGAGAAGGACAAGTTCTCGACCCTGAACCAAGGAACAGGGGTCTTTTGCTTCGACACTTGGCTGTGCTACTGTCGGGGGGCAGGGCTAAAGGCGATTGGTCAGTTTCATGATGAGGCTATATTCCTTGTCAAAGATGGAGAGGAAGAAGATGTATCTAGTCTCATAAAACAGGCTATGGACAAAACAAACAAGAAGCTGGGCTTAAATGTGCAGCTATCCACAACGCCGGAGTTCGGCAACAACTACTCTGAAATACACTAAGGAGCAACAAATGGCTTATGTAGACTTCGAAGGCACCGCAAAGTTCGCCAAAATTTTCGAGGCAAATCGGGACATGGGTGAAAACCTGATGGACGGAGATCAGAAGGACAAAATCCAGACTGAGCAAGGTCACTACGTGATGAACGTGGGTATTGACTTAGATACCAAGATAGAGATGATCGACAAAGGTGTTCCAGACAAGGGCATGGTTGGACAGCTCTTCAAAGAGGACAGCGAAGGTAACGCCTACTACAAGTGCAAGCGCCCACACTTCAACCCGCGCATTAACCGAGGCGAAGGTCTGACGATGGGTCCGCCTGTTGTCTTGGATGCGGAAAACAAGCCTTGGGACGAGGAAACCCTTGTTGGCAACGGGTCTCGTGTTAAGGTCCGCTTGGACGTCTGGGAAGGTAAGATCGTGACACTTCACGCGGTCAAGGTTCTTGAACACGTAGAGTATGTGCCAGACAACACAGGTCTTGGGGGTTTCTGATGGAAGACAAGTTTGTAGAGATGTACGAGTTTAAGTACACCAACAACGATGGCGCAAAGGTCTCTCTATGTTTTAAAGCTGCCGATCTTTACGAGCTGTCGTATAACATGCTTCGCTTTGTAAAGGCTTGTGGTTTTGAATATGTAGACCTGCTTGAGATGTCTACACCCGCAGGGGAGATCTATAGGGCTGAGACGCTCAAGGTGGCAACATCGTCATGACGACGGTTCTGGTAGACGGGGACATCGTAGCATACCGAGCGTCCTACGCCTGCGAGAACGAGCCTGTAGAATACGCTGTGGAGTACGCTGGGGAATTACTCTCCGGCGTATTCTACGACTGCCTTTTCCCTGATGACATCATCTTGGGTCACAATGCGTTTGTGTATCTCACAGGGTCAAACAACTTCAGGCATAGCGTAGCAACAATCAAAGTCTACAAGGGCCACAGGAAACCCAAGCCAGACCACCTCAACCCAATACGGCAGCACTTTGTCGATGTTTGGAAAGCTGAGGTTTCTGAGGGAGAAGAAGCAGATGATGTTATAGCTAAGAAGGCAACAGCTATGGAAGGCAAGGTGGTCATAGCCTCTATCGACAAAGACTTCCTGCAAGTTCCTGCCGTTCACTACAACTTCATAAAGAAGACGTGGAAGACGGTAAACAAGTCTCAAGGTAACAGGTTCTTCTATATGCAGTTGCTAACAGGGGACACCGCCGACAACATCCCCGGCGTAAGAGGCATTGGCCCTAAGAAAGCAGAGGCAATCTACGAAGGCTGCGTAGGAGAGGCAGAGTACTATCGCAAGGCCCTAGGAGCCTACAAGGGTGACACTGAAGCCCTGATAGAAAATGCTCGCCTCTTGTGGCTGCGTAGAGAAGACAACGAGATGTGGGTGCCTCCTGATGAGCGTTAGGAAGGGGCTGCTGCTTAAGTACGGCGTAAGGTCTGGTTTAGAGGCGGACACATGCAAATATCTGGACGAGAAAGGGGTCAAGTACGAATACGAGAAGCACAAGATAAAGTGGGAGGACTATCAGCTCAGAAGCTACACTCCCGACTTTGTGCTAGAGAATGGGATCATCGTAGAAACTAAAGGCAGGTTCACCGCTGCTGATAGACGAAAGCACCTGAAAATAAAGGAACAGTATCCCTCTCTCGACATCAGGTTTGTGTTCTCTAACGAGAATAGTAAACTTGACAAGAGGAGCAAAACAACCTATAAGATTTGGTGTCAGCGTCACGGGTTCACTTGCGCCAGCAAGGAAATACCAGAGGTCTGGTTGACAGAACCTAAAGTTAAGATGAGGATAGAAGATGTCAGAGATCAAAATTAGCAATATGGCTACCGACAAACTGAAAGAACTGTTGTTCCTTGTATCAGCAGAGTTGCAAGACCGGGAGGTGCAGGATGAGTAAAGACATCCTTGTTTTCAGTTGCGCCCATACAGACCCCTCCGTGGGAAATGAAAGGTTCGACTGGCTAGGCAACTTCATCGCAGACCTGAAACCCGATGTTGTTGTAGACCTTGGAGATGGTGCCGACATGGCAAGCCTAAACTCCTACGACACGCGGTATCCTAAAGCTGTGGTGATGCAGAACTACGGCGACGACATCAACCACTACAACGACGCTCAGGAGCGGCTCAGACAGCCCTACAAGCGCCTAAAGAAGAAGAAGTTGAAGTGGGTAGGCTTCGAGGGAAACCACGAGCATCGGATCAAAAAGGCCATAAGCGAGGACCCAAGAAGTGAAGACAGGACGGGACAGGGCTACGGGGTATCCTTCAAACATCTTCAAACAGACTATTGGTTTGACGAATACCACGAATATGAAAACTCAGGGCCGGGGGTTGCCAGTTACTGTGGTGTTGACTTCGCTCACTACTTCAGTAGCGGCAACTATGGCTCTGCTACTTCTGGTATTCACCATGCCTACTCCGTCATCAACAACCGTCACAACAGCTCTATATGTGGTCACAGCCATAAGCGCGATGTCTACTTTAAGGATAACGCAGGTAGCATTGGCTTGGTGGTTGGGTGCTACAAGGGGCACGAAGAGCATTGGGCAGGACAAGCAAACAGAGACTGGTGGCACGGGGTAGTGCTTCTTAAGGACTGCGACAATGGGATGTTTGAGCCTCAGTTCGTAAGCCTAGATCAACTGGAGAAGTCTTATGGTGGATAACGTCAACAAACCCGCACACTATGCAGATAGTCAAATCGAGTGCATAGACTATATGAAGGACAACATGGACCCTATGATGTTCGTTGGGTATCTGGAGGGCAATACAAAAAAATACCTCCACCGCTACCGCTATAAGGGTAAGCCTGTGGAGGATCTCAAGAAGGCGCAGTGGTATCTAAACCGTATGATCACAGAGCTGGACAATGATTGAGTGGGTTGTTGTCCTACATCTGATCCTTAGTTTGTGGATCACTTGGAAGCTGTGGGTGATCTCTGGAGTTCTGGGAAGTCTACTCAGTCTTCTGGCCGAGGAAGTGTAGTATGGGAAAGCGAAGCGACTTTGCTAGGGTAGAACGAGACTTCTATCCGACCCCTATAAAGGCAGTTGAGCCTCTGATCGACCATCTGCCCATGAGAGAGTTCATGTTCGTAGAACCGTGTGCTGGGGATGGGAGGTTGATCAAGCATATCTGGGATCTGACCGAGGGTCATGGCGTTTGTGGCTTCGCCTCAGATATTGAACCTGCGGGGTCTAATGTATCAGACTCCCCGATAAAGAGGAAAGATGCTCTGTCTCTGTTGTTCACAGACATCAGAGTGGACTTCTGTATAACTAACCCCCCGTGGGAAAGGAAGTTCCTGCATGAGTTTATAGAGTGGTACGTGCCTCAGATGCCTACTTGGCTCCTGTTTGATGCTGATTGGATGCACACTAAGCAGTCAGCAATGTACATGACCTACTGCAAGAAGGTCGTCTCTGTCGGCAGGGTCAAGTGGATAGAGGGCAGTAAAAGCGTCGGTAAGGACAACTGTTGTTGGTACCTGTTTGACTATGACCATGAGGGACCGACAGAATTTTGTGGAAGACTTCTAAGCGACTGAAAGGAAAAAGTATGCTTGATATGAAACAGTACAGTGAATGGGTAGAAGGTAAAGTTGTCTTGGAAGGACATGAGCGTCTTGTAGAAAACCTTCTTGGCCTTTGTGGTGAGGCAGGGGAGGTTGCTGAAAAAGCAAAGAAGCAATTCCGTGACAACGCCAAGGTCACCTCCGAGGAAATTCAGCGAGAGCTTGGAGACGTGCTTTTCTACGTAGCTGCCTTGTCAAACCTGTACGGGTCAAACTTGGAAACTGTTGCTAAGATGAACCTAGACAAGCTGAACGACCGCCAGAGACGTGGCGTTTTAAAAGGAGAAGGGGATAATCGGTGACTTGGTTCTGGAGATACATCAACTACCTAGCTACTTGGCGGGAACACCGTAAGGCCATTAAGCAGTTGAATAAGCTGACCGACCGGGAGCTTAACGACATGGGAATTAGTCGCGCTGACATTGACCGTCTCGTGTGGCTCGGTGAAGATAAAGACGCTCGTGGAAGAGGGAACTAGATGACTAACAACCTATTGCCTACAGACTACCAGTCCTTCATCGCGCTCAGTCGCTATGCCAAATGGCTTGAGGATCGGGGACGCCGTGAGACTTTCGCTGAGACTGTTGGGCGCTACATCGGCAACACCGTACATACTAAGGTAGACCACGACACCGAGATGGAGCTTGAACAATCCATCCTGAACCTTGAGGTTATGCCCTCCATGCGTTCCCTGATGACAGCAGGGTCAGCAGCTAACCGTGACAACACCTGCATGTATAACTGTTCGTACCTGCCAGTAGACGACCCTAAGTCTTTCGATGAGGCTATGTTCATCTTGCTGTGTGGTACAGGTGTAGGCTTCTCAGTAGAGCGACAGTTTATCTCTAAGCTGCCAGACGTGCCAGATAATCTGTACAATAGCGATGACGTCATTGTGGTGGGTGACAGCAAGGAAGGGTGGGCTAAGGCATACCGCAAGGTGTTAGCTCTTCTGTGGGCCGGGGAGATCCCCAAGTTTGATGTGTCCAAGGTCCGACCCGCAGGGGCAAAGCTGAAGACTTTTGGTGGCAGAGCGTCAGGTCCAGCTCCTTTGGTGGACTTGTTCAACTTCACTGTCAACGTCTTCAAGAGTGCTGTAGGACGTAAGCTGTCGTCTATCGAGTGTCACGACATCATGTGCAAGATCGGAGAGATTGTTGTGGTAGGGGGCGTTCGTCGTTCTGCTATGATCTCTCTGTCGAACCTGTCAGATGACCGTATGCGACACGCTAAGTCAGGACAGTGGTGGGAGAACCAAGGTCAACGTGCGCTGTCTAACAACAGTGTGTGCTACACAGAGAAGCCTGACATGGAGACGTTCCTTCGAGAGTGGACGGCACTGGTAGAGAGTAAGTCTGGTGAGCGAGGGGTGTTTAACCGACAGGCCAGCAAGAAGCAGGCGGACAAGAATGGTCGTCGGGACAGCAACTACGAGTTTGGGACAAACCCTTGCTCTGAGATCATCCTGCGGCCATATCAGTTCTGTAACCTGACAGAGGTGGTTGTTCGTGCTACAGACACTGTTGAAGACCTAGAACGTAAGGTTCGCCTTGCTACCATCCTAGGTACTATCCAGTCTACCTATACGCACTTCCCCTACCTGCGTAAGATCTGGAAGAAGAACACTGAGGAAGAGCGTTTGTTGGGCGTAAGTATGACAGGCATCATGGACAACCCGCTGACCACATCAGCTAACGAAGGATTGGAGAAGACCCTTGAGCATCTTAGAAATGTCGCTGTGGATACAAACGCTGAATGGGCTTTCATGGCTGGTGTGCCTGTTAGTGCTGCTATCACTTGTGTTAAGCCTTCTGGGACGGTGTCCCAACTTGTGGACTCTGCGTCAGGTATCCATACTCGCCACAGTCCTTATTATGTTCGAACTGTACGAGGTGATAACAAAGATCCTCTGACGCAGTTTATGAAGGACAAGGGCATTCCTAGCGAGCCTTGTGTGATGAAGCCAGATACCACTACGGTGTTTAGCTTCCCGCAGAAGGCTCCCGATGGAGCAGTGGTGCGAGACGATGTGTCGGCCCTAGAACAGCTAGAGACTTGGCTGCTGTACCAGAGGCACTGGTGCGAACATAAGCCTTCTGTGACTGTGTCCGTTAAGGAGAACGAGTGGATGGAAGTAGGGGCATTTGTCTATGAACATTTCGATGAGATGTCAGGAGTGTCTTTCCTACCTCACGATGGTGGGACATACCAACAGGCACCCTATCAGGAGTGCGACAAATCAGACTACGACATGTTGCAAAGTGTCATGCCTAAGTCCGTTGACTGGTCTGAGCTGTCTAAGTATGAGCAGGAGGACAATACTGTGAGTATGCAGACTATGGCTTGTTCAGGCGATAGCTGTGAGATCGTTGACCTGACTTAACACCACAACAAGGCGACCCTGTGTTATCTCGTGGGGTCGCCTTTATATCAACTCTGGAGGATAGCTTGTGGAACACAACGCACCCAAACCGCCCGCACAAGAGCAGATGGACCTTATGAAAGAGCGTCTCTCGGTCTCAGGTAAAGGAATCATTGTTAAAACTAAGTATGCCAACGGTCCTGAAGTTGGTGAGGAGGCTGGTTCCTTTGTCAATGGGTATTTACGCGTGGGTGTAAAGGGTCGGCGGTTTTATGTTCATCACATTGTCTGGCTTCTAACTCACGGCAGTTGGCCTGAAAAGTCGATAGACCACATAGACGGGGACAAAGAAAACAACCACCCTAATAACCTGAGGCTAGTTAGCCATGCGAAAAATATGAGGGGGTATCACAAACCACGACAAGGTACGACCAGCAAGTACAGGGGTGTTTATCTTCACAAGCGTGACGGTAAATATCATGCAGGTAGACGTGAAACCTATGCAGGCACATACAAAACAGAAGAAGAGGCAGCTATAGCACGTTCTCTGTACGTATACGAAGAGCTAGGGTGGCCTTGGGAAACTCTGGACGACATAGGTAAATGGGCTGTAGGGTACTATCGAGAGGGTAAGTTAGAGTGGACACCCAACAAACCACACACAAAGGTACAACATGAGGGATCAAATGTTCATCATAATTACACGAAGCAAATGCAACTTCTGTGACGTGGCTAAAGCTCTTCTCAAGGAAAAGGGCTTTCAGTTTGTGCAGTACAACATAGAGTCTAGGTCATCTAGGTGGATCTTAGCTCTTATGAAAGAGGCAGAGATCACTACCGTACCTCAAGTCTTTAGCCCTAGTGGCGAGAGAATTGGAGGACACATAGAGGTTGCCCGGTGGCTTAGATATAACAAGGAGTAAAGACAAGATGGTCCAGCAGAAGCCGAAGACCAGAACCTACCGTGCAAGAACAAAGCACGACACAAGGAAGGTGCCTATACAGCTTGTCCCCTACAACAAAAAGCAGGGAGAGTACCTAGACGCCTTAAAGAGCAGCAGTCAGATTGTCGTCTTTGGACCTGCCGGGACCGGGAAGACCTACTGCGTGTCTACGTTTGCTGCTAACCAGTATCATACGAAGAGGGTAAGTAAGATCGTCATAACACGCCCTCACGTTGCTGTAGGTAAGGACGTAGGCTATCTGCCGGGAACTCTGGAGGAGAAGTGTGCGCCTTGGGCATTGCCTGTCATAGACGTGCTGGAGAAACATCTTAGCAAGGGTACAGTGGAAACAGGAATAAAGAACGGCAATATCGAGGTCGCCCCACTAGCGTTGATGAGGGGCAGGAGCTTTGAGAACTCTTTTGTCATCTGCGATGAAAGCCAGAACATAACCTTCCATGAGCTGAAAATGCTGGTAACACGTATAGGGGAAGGTTCAAGTCTTGTGATGAACGGAGACATACAACAGTCAGATCTGAAAGAGGGGGATGGGCTGTCTAAGCTGGTTCACCTAATCAAGAAGCACATGCTGCCTGTACCTATTGTCGAGTTCACCACGGAGGAAATTGTTCGTAGTGGTATGACTAAGCTGTGGGTAGAAACTTTCATAAAGGAAGGTCTGTAGAATGTCTAAAATCGAAGTGATCTATGTAGATCATATGGGCAGTGACTTGTCGGTAGTTAATGCTGCGCGGGTGTCGTTCGCTAGGGACAGCGACTGGCCTGTCACGGTACACGCTGGCGAGTTACAAGCCTTAAACCCTAAGGACCAGAAGCTGATAGGTTATCTAGCCAAGCACAAACACATGTCTCCGTTTGGTCACGCCTTCGCAAGTTTCTACGTCAAGGCTCCTGTCTTTGTCGCACGTCAGCTAGTCAAGCACAAGTTCCTACGATGGAATGAGATCAGCCGCAGGTACGTGGATAAGGAGCCAGAGTTCTACATCCCTGATGTGTGGCGTGGGCGATCCGCTGACAAGAAGCAGGGGTCAGAGGGTGTTGTTGATATAGGAGACCTTGAATACGAGTATGAGGTGGAAGTGGGGGCCATGCGAGACTTCTACGAGATCCTGCTAGAGCGGGGAGTTGCCCCTGAGCAGGCCCGTATAGTTCTTCCCCAGTCTACTATGACTGAGTGGTACTGGTCAGGCTCCCTCGACGCATTCCACGATATGTGTGCACTACGACAGGCGTCTGATACACAGGCAGAGACACGAGAAGTGGCAGACGAAATCGCCTCAGACATGGAGAGCCTTTTCCCTGTATCATGGTCTGCACTTACAGAATACAAATAACAAAGCCCCCTAGGTTCCCATAAGGTTCCTAGGGGGCTATTTATTTATGCGTCTGAAGGCCATTCGTAA